CGTCATGGAAAGAATATTAAAAAGGGCAAAATGAGCGCAGCTTATTGGGCCGATAAGGTGAAATGGTAATGGAAGATATGCAAGCGGTTTACGACGAGGAAGTTAACGGTAGTAGTTCGGGATTAATGTCATTAATGCGAGGAACTGGAGATATGGTTCTTGGCGAGGATATAATGGATAATTTACCGATGTTATTACGTGCGATGGAGGGTACGAATAAAGATACGTTAACGATGGAACAGATCCGCGATATGTCGGGGCCGATTGACGAATCAAGTTTTTCGATGCAATTAAGTAATACTCCGGGGTTAGAATCATTAGTTGGCCCTGAAATAGGGTTAGCGTTAGGAGCGGTTGGCGGTGGTGGTAAGGGTAAAAGTATTAAAGAGATATTAGAGGAAATTCAGCGGTTAGGCGGTAGAATGGCGTCTGATAGAGATATGGATGCGACTCGTTACCTTAGCGAGGAAAATCTTCCTGAATTTTTAAAGAGTTTTTCTCAGCTTCAGCGGGAGCGTCGTGGTAGGGAAGGGTTTGAAAATATGAAAGATGATTTATTAGACGAAAGAGCTACTGAGTATTTTGAAGGGCCGCAGGGTTTAAAAGCGATAAATATTGATCGTCGTAATCTTCAGCGCATAATGGACGAAGATCCGCAAGTTGCGCCACGGGAAATGGCTAGTGGTGGACGTCCAGGATTGTACGCAAATATAAATGCAAAGCGTAAGCGTATAGCGGCGGGGTCTGGTGAAAGGATGCGGAAAAAAGGTGAGGAAGGTGCACCTACGGCTAAGAATTTTAGGGATTCTGCTAAAACAGCTAAAAAGGCGCATGGCGGTTCTTTAGGATATATGAAAGGTTATTACGGTAAATCATATAAATGAGTAACGCTGTATTAGATATACAGAAGGCTAAGATTGCAAATATTCAAGAATTTGTTACTACGTTAGCAAGGAATAATCCTGATGCGCCTTCGCCATATATTAATACACATCATTTCGCTCCTGGAATATATATGCGAGCGTATTACGGGGTAAAAGGTTCGGTAGTAGTTAGCCAAGTTCATTTACACGAACATATGACGATACTAGCATCAGGGCATTGCCGTGTTATATCTACGATGCAAGACGAAGAGCGGATTGATGTTTATAAAGATTTCGCGATTATGAACACACCTGCGCATACAAAACGGGCTTTATATTTTTTAGAAGATACAACGATTATTACCGTGCACCCAAACCCAGAAAACATACGAGATGTAAAAGCTATGGAAAATTTACTTGTAGTAGACAATTTCGAGGATATTAAGTAATGGCTTTCGTCGCAATAGCAACAGTCGTTACAGCGGTAGGTTCCGCAGCTTACGGCGCAAAACAATCCCGTAAAGCTCAGAAAAAAGCACAAGAAGCTGCGCAGACTCAAGCGTTAATTGAAGGTTCTGCTCCTAGTATTTCTAACGTAGGTGAAGTTGTTGCGGAAGACGTTATAGGTTCTGATGTTTCAGGATTAGAAGAAGCTTTAGCCGCCATGGATTATCAAGGTGGTCAACCTCCGATTCCAGGAGAAGAAGCCGTTATAGAAGGACAGGAACTTCTTCCTGAAGAATTAATGACGTTATTAGAAGCTGAAAGCCAACAAGGGATTATGGGTATGGCTTACGGTGGTGCGGTAGGTACACCGGAGGACGTATATTATTTTGGGGTTCCTCAAATAATGGGAATGATGCGAGACCCGAATCCTCAGATACAGGGGGTTGGTATTCAGTTAGCTGATCAGATGGTAGGGATGCCCGGAATAGGGATGGTTCCTGCTACGATGAATCAAATACAGACGATGGCTATGGGTGGTGCCGTTACCGCAAAAAAGTTTGAAGACGGTGGCGCAACTGCCACCGAAGACCCTAATTTTTTAGAAGAGCTTATTGGAGTAACAGGTAAAGATTTAAGTTGGGCAAGGTCTATAGATGAAAAATTATATCCAGGAGAAGGATTGGATATGCGTGGGGATGCAGCAAGGCATTTAGCGTTAGGTGCATTAATAGAGCGTTCAAATTATCCTGAGATTGGAGAAGCATTAGCTGCTGCTAAAGAGTATGTATTTTTTGACGCAGGAAAAGAAATGGATCTTTTTAACAATACTTTAGGAAGAACGCTCAGTGGTTCTAAAGAAGAGATTGAACAAAAGATTAAAGAGTTAATAGAAAGTAAAAAAGCTCAGTATTTAACCGAAGAGGAAAGTTATAAATTACGAGGATATGCCGAAGGCGGCTCAATAAATTCTGATCGTTTAAACCAACTTAGATTACGTTGAGTACACCACTAGAGCAGTTACGAAGTGTAGACCTTTCGCATCTGTCAAAAGCAGAAGCGAAAGAATTTACAATACTTTTAGAAGAATTAGAAAAGCGTGAAAAGCGTGAAGATTCGATGGCGTCGTTTTACGATTTCGTTAAAGCGATATGGCCAGAGTTTATAGCTGGAGCGCATCATAAAAAGATGGCCGAAGCNTTTGATAAAATAGCGAACGGTGAATCTAAACGTCTAATAATTAATATGCCTCCGCGACATACAAAGTCAGAGTTCGCGTCATATTTATTTCCTGCTTATTTATTAGGTAAGCGTCCTAAGCTCAAAATTATTGAAGCAACGCACACAGCTGATCTCGCGATTAATTTCGGTCGTAGAGTTCGTGACTTATTAGAAAGCGAAGAATACGCAGAGATATTTCCTGCTACAGAATTGAAATCTGATTCACGAAGCGCGGGTAAATGGAATACGTCGCAGGGCGGTCAGTATTATGCAGCGGGTATTGGAGGTGCGTTAGCTGGTCGTGGTGCGGATTTGTTTATTATTGACGACCCGCATTCTGAGCAGGATGCATTTTCTGATAAAGCGTTAGAAGAAGCGTATGAATGGTATCAAACTGGGCCTCGTCAGCGTCTTCAACCAGGAGGCGCGATCGTTATTGTAATGACTCGTTGGTCTAAAAAAGACGTAACTGGTAAATTACTTAAAAAGATGACGCAAGAAAAAGGTGGTGATGAGTGGGAGATTATAGAATTCCCTGCTATATTACCTTCGGGTAATCCGTTATGGCCTGAGTTTTGGTCGTTACCTGAATTAGAAGCTACAAAGGCTTCGATTCCTCCGTCTAAATGGGCAGCGCAGTATATGCAGCGGCCTACAGGCGAGGGTATTTCTATTATTCCGAAAGAATGGTTTCGTCATTGGCCGAAAGATGACCCTCCTTCGTGTGAATATTTAATACAAAGTTACGATACGGCGTTTTTAAAGTCCGAAAGAGCTGACTATACGGCGATAACGACGTGGGGCGTGTTTTATCCTGAAGGAAAAATAAACGATGAGTTGTATTCAGGAGACGATGCGCACATAATTTTGTTAGATTGTGTTAAAGAGCGGTTAGATTTCCCAGAACTCAAGCGCGAGGCGATGAGGTTATACGAACATTGGGAACCGGACTCTATTATTATTGAAACAAAAGCGTCAGGGATACCGTTAACGCAAGAATTGAGGCGTCAGGGTATTCCGATAAATACTTTTTCGCCTAGTAAGGGTCAGGATAAGATCGCAAGATTAAATACGGTAAGTGCTATTTTCCAAGAAGGCCGTGTTTGGATTCCAGAAACGAATTGGGCCCAAGAATTAATGGACGAAGTCGTTGATTTTCCGAATGGAGATAACGATGACTGTGTTGATAGTACTACATTAGCGTTAATGCGTTTTAGACAGGGCGGTTTTTTACGTTTAGACAGTGATTATCAAGACGAAGAAGATTATTATCCGAAAATTAGGTCATATTACTAATTTATTGTTTTAAAAAATAAGAGTATGGTGGCTAACCATGGCTGAAGTGCAAATACCTGATGGTTTAGAGGACGAGGGAAACATAGAAATCCTTTTTGATGAAGAGGATAACATTGTTGACCCTTCAATGTTGGAAATGGAAGGAGAAGTACCTTTCGAAGACAACCTCGCCGAGTATATTGACGACGGTACGCTTACCGCTATTTCTTCTGAGTTACTTTCTGCTTATCAAGACGATGTAACTTCCCGAGAAGATTGGTATGAGACGTTTAAAAAAGGATTAGAGCTATTAGGTATAGATTCAGAGCCTAGAAGCGAGCCTTTTGAAGGTGCGAGCGGCGTATATCACCCGTTATTAGCCGAAGCGGTTACACATTTCCAAGCACAAGCTTATAAAGAATTACTTCCTGCGAATGGCCCAGTAGATACTAAGGTTATGGGAGCTTCTAACGACCCTAAAGCGATGCAAGCTAATCGCGTTAAAGATTTTATGAACTTCCAGCTGATGTATAAGATGGAAGAGTACGATCCAGAGATGGATCAGATGTTATTTTTCTTACCTTTAGCTGGTTCTGCGTTTAAAAAGTGTTATTTCGATCCAGCGATGGGACGAGTTGTTTCTCGTTTCGTAAAAGCTGAAGATTTAGTTGTTCCATACAACGCTACAGATNTACATACGACTCCTAGAGTATCNCATCGTTTTACGATGACAGAAAATGATTTACGAAAGNTACAATTAAGTGGTTTTTACTTAGATACAGAAATGCACCCTAGTTCTATGTCGGTTGGGGACGATTCTGTACAAGATAAAATTAATCAGTTAGACGGTGTAACACCTTCGCAAAGACAAGAAGACTTTTCTTTAATAGAAATGCACGTTGAGTTAGATATCGAAGGGTTTGAGCATATGGGTTCTGATGGAGAACCAACAGGGCTTGCGCTTCCGTATATTGTAACGATATGTACTGATAATAACGATGTTTTAGCAATTCGACGTAATTACGTTGAAAACGACCCAATGCGAAAGAAAGTTGAATACTTTACGCATTATAAGTTTCTTCCTGGATTAGGTTTTTATGGATTTGGTTTAATCCATATGATCGGCGGCGTAACTAAATCAGCGACCGCAATTTTGCGTCAGTTGATTGACGCTGGAACACTTGCAAATCTACCAGCAGGGTTCAAATCTCGCGGATTAAATATCCAGAGAGCCGACGATCCGGTACAACCAGGAGAGTGGCGTGATGTAGATGCTCCCGGAGGCAGTATCCGCGAAGCATTTATGCCGCTTCCATATAAAGAGCCTAGCGCGACATTAGCTCAGTTATTAGGGTTATTAGTTGAGTCAGGACAACGGTTTGCAGCAGTAATGGATAACCAAACAGGTGATGGCAATTCAAACGCCCCTGTTGGCACTACTGTTGCTCTTTTAGAAAAAGGTCAGAAGGTTATATCTTCGATTCATAAACGATTACATTACGCGCAGCGTAGTGAGTTTAAGATTCTAAAAAGATTGTTCGGAGAGTATCTTCCTCCAGAGTATCCGTACCAAGTACAGGGCGCATCTCAAACAGTATTTGCAGAAGACTTTAATAACACTGTAGATGTAATCCCTGTTTGCGATCCTAATATATTTAGTACAACTCAAAGAATAATTTTAGCGCAAACACAGCTCCAGATGGCACAAAGTGCTCCGCAAATTCATAATATGAAAGAAGCCTTTCGTAAAATGTATATTGCGTTAAATATAAAAGATATTGATGATTTATTAATACCTGATATAGAACCCGCTCCTAAAGATCCTGTTCAAGAGAATATGGATGCCGCGATGGGTATGCCTTTAAAAGCGTTTATACAACAAAATCATGATGCGCATATACAAGCGCATATGGCGTTTATGCAGAGTCCTCAGATTCAGCAAAACCCACAAGCGATGG